TAACAAAGTTTTCGAAGTCTTCATTAATAGGACTAGATATTATATTAATTATGTCCGCAAATATATCTATTGCGGACTTTTTGGGGTATTAATTGATCCTTATGAGAATCTATTTTTTTATAACATTTGTTTATAGTGACTTCGCTAATTTCGCTCACTTGATTGATCATCGACTTTGATATGTCTAGTCTAAATTCAATGATGATAAAGTATATGATACCAGCTGCAATAGCGGGGGGTGTATTTTCAGGAATCATATTTCTCGAATTGATCAGCTTTGAAACAAATAGTGCCAATTTCACTAAATCACTAGGTATGTTCATCTTACTACAATATCGCTCTATAAATGACTCCGAATTAGTTGTTCCAAAGTCAGTCTTATCACTTTGGCATAAATCTTGTTCAATTGTGTTAATGATAGTAACCGCATTTTTACACCCCTTCGTAGCAGCAGTATTATCTAAATGGAATATTTTGGCTATTTCCTTAGCGCTTCTGGGAGTTTTATTAATACGACACGCTATGTAAATAGATGCTGCAATTATACCATCGCGGTTCAATCCACGAAATGTCGTGTTGTCTGATATGAGTTTATGATAACGAATGGCGTCGTCAATGATGATTTTCGAAATATCACCATTTTGAGCCATGTTGATAATTCGTTGAAATTCATCATATTGTGACTTTTCCTTGTACGGCATAGACTGCCATTCAGAGTATCGTTTGATTTTTCTCATTTCATACGAACTCTTACTATTGCAAGACACTTTACATCCAAAAGACGACTCCTCTAATAAAGGATTGATGGGCATACCGCACCTGGATAGATCTGCTCCTCCCTCACTAAATTGTTTCCATTCAGCAGTCTGATCGATGATATCTTTATATATGATGGCACATTTATTATTACTACATGACATATATCCTTCCTCGGTATAGGATAACATGGAATCACACACTTCGCACACATTGGTTCCCTTACTTTGATAAATACATTCTATATTATTTAAATTCTTTATATCCTCACCAAACGTCTTCCATATTTCTTTTTTGTTTATTTTATTACGCTTTTTTTTCTTGGTCTTAATCGTTGTTTCCATATGATAAATAGTATATAACGTATTTTTTTAATCAATTTTTTATAAATATATATAATATATATTATGGGCAATTCAGTATCGACAGTTACCGAAAATACTACAGATGTTACTGAATTTTTATTAAAAATAGATAATCTTGCTGCGACTTTCATAACAAGCTCCAACATTTCGAAAAATCAAAAAATGAGCGATTTGTATTTTTGCGATGATTTAGTGATAATGACCTCGGACGTTATGGCAAATAAATTAACAGGGATTGAAATAGAATATTTGAAACAGCGAACCGAAAAAGGAGTTGTAATAGACGATATGACTACAGACAAGGTTATATTCTTCAATAAAAATGCACAGAATAATTTAGACGTTCATAACAAAACACAAAAGCGAAGAATATGCAATGGCATCGCCAAGTTTTACACTAAGATTGCTCAATTATATGCGGCAATATTAAAATCAGTCAATCCTGTGTTGAAGTACAAGGATGAATATGGAACGGAACATTTTGTTCAGCACCATGAAAAGCACAATATACCTACAAATGTACACTTCACATCAACACAAATTAATTTATGTAACCGACGTTTAAACGCTTTAGTAAATGGACAAGATTATATGAACGCAGAAGATAAAGATATATTCGTTCATCCCGATATATGTACAGTTAATTTGAAAGATGGCAAACCTATGAACGTGATGCACGATGAAGGTATGGTAGAATTCGGAGAATTATTTAAAGATGTATATAATTATGATACTGGAAAATTTGATAAAATGAGTGATTCCATGAAGGATCAACATGACAAAATTCTGACACGATTTTATAACGCATATACCGGTAGTGACGGTGTCCTCCCTGAACATGTCAAAAAATTTTCAGACATCAAATTGAGACAATTCAGTGCTAAGGAATGTCAAAAAAATGGAAGCTATAATAAAAAGTACAAGGGAACACTAAGCGAAGAACTGTTTGAAAAATATGCTTTACATTTACGTGATATGTATTTGAAAATCAATAAAAAACAAGCAGTAATAGTAGATATTCTTAAGGATGTCTTTTCTGTCATCCAAGATAAAAATGGAGAAAAGGTAATTATTAATCCAAATCTCAACTATGATAGCCTGGATGAATTGATTAAAAAGACGCAATCAACAATGACGGATCTTTACATTGGGTGTGAAGAAGACTTTTTGAAAGGAGTGAGTATATTTCAAGAAATTATCTTGTACCACGACACCAAAGTAAATGAACAGAAAAAAGAAAACATTAAAAAAGAATTCGAAGATATATTGACGGGAGAAGATGCATCGTCTACAACAGACTTGAGTGCAAAACCAACTGTTGCACAATAATTACCTCCTTTTATAACCTCATCAAGAATAATTAATTTTTGATTATTTTTCTTTATAATATGATTATAGTATATATGAAAAATAAAACCAGAAAACAGCCAAAAAGAATTCAATTTGAAAAATATCCCGATTTTACGCCCAATTTAACACCAAGGGATATATTCAAACTGGGTTCATTTGGTGGAACGTACTGGAGACCTATAAAATCAAAAGTTACCAAAAAAAATCATAAAAATGTCCATAAGAAGTATCCATCGTCGTGGTGGAAAGACATTCCTGAAGATTACATGTCTTCAAGTACATGCGACGTTGAAAGAAATAAATACAAGGTCAGCGTAGGAACTTCACTAGATTTTTGGGAAAGCAAACAGTGGATAAAGGAAACACATCCTTATGGGTGGGTACATTGGTACTGTGATTTTTTTGCAGGGAAACGTGGTCATGATGATGAAAGACAAATAAATAGGTGGAAAAGATTAGCTGGACCAAACGGAAGATTTATGCGCTTTCTTGTAACTCAAATTTTGAAGAAAAAAACTACATGGAATGATGAAACCGTCAGTCCGAAAATTAGACAGGTTCTGCAACATTGGGGGTATAAATTAATAAAGAAAGATTTTGACTACGAGATAAGGAGAAGGAGTAGAAAAACAAGACGCTCAAAAGATCACTAGTATATTTATATAAAAATTGATTTCATTACAATTTTATATCGGATACACATATACATTATGAACGAAATGCAAACGAACAGATATCATACATTTTACGTGAAAAATCTCCCCACATCACATCCTCTGAGGCAATTGTACAAGGATCCATATGATACAGATAATATTAACGAATACAAAATATGGAAGACCACACGAGAAAAACATTCTGATAAATTCCCCACAAATACTCACATTCGTTTCGCGAATATAGCGGAGTAAATATGTATTTCATATATAGATATTGTCTACACATGAAATAATCTAATTAAAATCTTACAAAATATCTGCCCAGTCCTGTTTTTTTCCACCATCGTATTCAAGAGCATATTTATTTTTTACCAACCATTTATTGACACAACAATCGTCATCACAAGTAATTGTGACCAATAATCTACCATATTTATCAAACTTTCCGCACTCCACAGAAACAACTTTATTCAATATTTTTTCGCGTAATACATCTCTTACCTCGTAACCATATTCCTTTTCTTTAGAATTTGACGTTCTGAGTTCAGGAGTATCAATTCCAGCTAATCTACAATTCCACTTGTAGAAAGTTCCGTGGAATGAAAAAATTATCCTTACTGTGTCTCCATCATATACAGACGCGACCCTACCGCTTGTCTTGTAACCATCCAATGAAAAATCAGGCGCATCCTCTACAATATCCATATTGTTACATGAAAAGAAATATTTAAATAATTTACAACAATTGAATCTTTTAAACATATGATTACTAGACAAATATATTTAATTTGTTTAACAATATAATTGTTAATCTCTTATTACTCACTAATATGAATTTGGTTATTATCGCGTTTTCTTATGTTAAATATAAACATTATACATCCAAGTAACATTCTATACACCGTATATTATAGCTTCATAAATTAAAAAATTGAAAGAAATATATGTTAAACACAACTTCAATGAAGAACCATGAGCGATACGTGTTTTGTTTGTTGTGACAACTTTGATCTTAAGAACAAATCCAAAGTAAAATGTAATAATCCATCCTGTCAATTTCTCGCATGTAAGACATGCACTCGAAATTATTTGTTAAATACTGTGAATGATGTCCATTGTATGAACTGCAAACAGTCATGGGATCAAACATTTGTTATTTTGAATCTGAACAGAAATTGGTTTAATGACGTCTATCGCAATCATCGCAACGAACTATTGTTTCAAAGCGAACAAAGCAAGATTCCAGAGACCATGCCTGATGTAGAAAAATACAATAAAGTATTGGCTATCAAGAAAAAGAAACAGGAAACTGATAAGCAAATAATGGCACTACAAGAAAAAATTAACGCTTGTCATGCGGAAAATTTTGCACATAATCGCGAAATTAATATTATCCAATCAGGAAGCGCTATAGCAGCTACGCGCCAGAAATTTATCATGTCCTGTCAAAAAGAAGATTGTCAAGGGTTTCTATCCACATCGTACAAATGTGGTGTGTGTAGCGACTTCTGTTGTCCTCATTGTTTAGATGTCTTAGGTCCTGACAAAAATATCGAACACACTTGTAAAAAAGAAGCTGTGGAAACAGCCACTCTTATTAAAAATACAACGAAGCCATGTCCAAACTGCGGAGAAAGGATCAATAAGATTGATGGATGTGATCAAATGTGGTGCACAACTTGCCGAACTGCGTTCAGTTGGAAGACAGGAAACGTTCAAAATGGTATTGTTCATAATCCCCATTACTTTCAATATATGAGAAATGTCAATAATGGAAATATTCCACGACAGCCAGGAGACAATCCATGCGCGGATACAGTGGGCACTATATCGTGGATCGTAAATTGTATCCATAACAAGTTGTATGATGGAAAAATATTTCACATGAGAATCGATCCCTCAAACTCAACCCGTTGCAGATATGGTTCCCAATATCGTAGAATCCACACAAAGGATACGGAGACTTCAGAAGAAAAAATTAACGAGCATGAAGTATTTCACAACCACAGCGAAATTATCCTATCCGCGCTTCGCGAATTTCGGCATATAGAACACGTTGAAATTCCTCAATTACAAAATACTATTGACGACTGTAATAATTTGGTTTCTTCAAGGGTTGAATACATTGTAAAGGCGACTACAAAAGACGATTTTCTCGAAACAATCAAAATAAAAGACGTAAGGAGAAAAAAAACAATCGATTTATTGTTTGTATATGAACTTATTCGTACTGTGGGATTTGATACTGTCCATTCTGTCCTTGATGTCATTGACAACGATTTACACATCTCCAGACAAGAAATTCAAGAGAGAATAAATCATATGAGCCTAGATAAAATTAAACAAATATTCGAAAACACAGTCGATAAGATCCAAAAGTTCACTTCCTATTGCAATACACAGTTCAATATTTTAAGCGTTTCTCACAATACAGTAGCCAAACAGTTCCATATTACACCCGGCGATGTTTATGTTTCCTTTCGTCACCTTAAAATAAAAAATGAATGCAAGGATTTATGGGGATATATGCCATTGAATAAAACTAGTTTTGGTAGCACATCGAAATCCACTATCAAATCTGTAAAAGAGTATTATTCTAAAATGTAAATGTTTACTTAAGTAAAATATTATTTTTTACTACATTGAATAGACATTCGGCTTTGATAGTAAAGTAACTTCACCTACACATTTACCCTTTTTTATATGTCTTCTCTCTAATACTGATAATCGAACCGTTTTTCTTTTTCCGTTGATCTTACTGAATTCTTTACATAAATTGCACCCATATAGTATATGATCTTTTGTCAGTTCTTTAGTATTCTCAATAATAACATGACATGAAGGTTGATCCTGTAAATGAACCCATAAATCATATCCATCAGCTTCTTCTATAATTCTCCAATTATCTGCTGCATTTCTACCCACAATATACTTGACCTCGTCATAATAAACAACAGATGGCATTTCTAAGTGTACTATTAAGAATTAAGTTTAAATCCTTTTCAATTTGATGAGAAATACATTTGTTATTATTTGGTACAATCTATATAAATAGATGAAATTATATTATAATATGTATGCAACTTATATTATAATTTTCTCGTGTATATACTTTTTGGATGCTACGAGTAGAAGAATAACAACGAAACCTTCTCCGTCAAAATATAAATATCAATTGCCTCTATTTTGGAAAATTGCAAATAAGAATGACATATCAGCTGTTCGTCCCAAGCGGTATTTATTTGATGACTATCCGATTGCTATCTATAAGGATAAAGAAGATACAATCCGAGCAGTAAGTGACATATGTATTCATCGAGGAGCTTCGTTATCCCAAGGGAAAATATTGAATAATAATTGTTTACAGTGTCCTTATCACGGATGGGAATATAAAAATGGATTACTTAATAATGTACCGGGCTCTCCAAATATTCGACCAAATACATGTGGAATTCCTCGGTTCGAACTACAAGTATTAAATAATGATGTTTATGTACGACCTACATACGATGTAAATTCTCAAAAAGGGAATATACTTAATCATACGATTTATATACCCCCTGAAGCTGATGATGATTCTTTTGTACGAGTATCTGGAAGTCGACATATAAAAAGGCCCAATAATATTATCACCGAAAATGTATTGGATATGATGCATATTAGTTATGTTCATTCATTCGGCAATTCGCTCGCGCCTATACCATTCGATGTTCAATACGAAGATATCGATGACGTGTCTGGAAGGACTACTTTTCATTACACTGCAGGACCATCTAGTATGTCAAAACTGATCGGAGGGGCCAAATACGTTCAAGTGGAAAATGAGTTCCACCTTCCTGATGTAACAGTAACTCGAGTAAAAGCGAAAAATATTGTCAAAACAATTGTTACTCATTGCTATCCCGTAGGGAAAAATGAGTCTATCCTTCACTTTGACTTATACAGAAATTTTTTGACTACATCCGTATTGGATCCATTATTTGAGTTCCAGATGAAAATAACGTTAGATGAAGATGTTACTATATTGAACAGAATTTATGATGACTATGTTTTGGGGTTTATGAGCAGTAAGTATGATATAACGCAGACAAAATACAGAGAAAAAGTAAATCGGATCAACAAACGCCTTGAAGATACTGGCCAAACATAGAAATTTTTCTATTAATTTATATATTAGACTTCTATATGACATCTCTAGAAGATAAAGCACAGAGAATAATTAAAAATAATAGTAGAGGCGACTTTACAGTTCCATGTAGCAATTTGTATCCGTTTCAATGGAATTGGGATTCTGCGTTTTCAGCACTCGGAATTTATTATTATAATAAGGAGAGAGCAATTCGTGAAATTGATATGCTTTTTAAAGGACAGTGGGATAACGGTATGATACCTCAAATAATATTTCATAAACCAAATCCAGATTATTATCCTGGTCCGGATGTATGGGAATCCGGATCCGTTCCTGCAACTTCATGTATTACGCAGCCCCCTGTAATTTCTTCTGTGATTTGGAATCTTGTATTACATGGTTTTGATGACAGGACTAAATTACGCGAATGGTTTTATAAACTATATAAGTATCATTTATGGTTTTGTAGCAATCGCGATCCACACAACAATGGCCTAATTTCCATTTTTCATCCATGGGAAACTGGTAGAGATAATTCACCTGAATGGGATGAAGCGCTAGAAAATATACCTGTGAATAGACAGCTTGATATTCCTAGGAAAGATAATTCACATATTGATGATGATATGAGGCCTACTGACGATGACTATAATAGATATATGCAAATCGTTTACGATTGTAAAAAGAAAAAATGGAACAACTTGCAAGTATATGAATCCGGTCTATTCAATGTCTGTGACCCAGGTGTACAATTTATATTCATCAAAGCGTGTAAGGATCTATACAAAATATCCATATTTTTACATGAGGATACGTATCAAAATATTTTAGAAAGATGGATTCATATATATGAAGCTGGATGTGACAAATTATGGGATTTCGATAACAAATCGTATACCACGTTGGATATCAAAACAAATAAACTATACAGTGGTGTATCATGTGCATCTATGTTGTATGCTTATGCTGGTGTTGGTTCTGTAACTCAGAAAGAGGCTATGAAAATCCATAGTAACCGTATTCTCAAACATTCTACTTATGGATTTCCCTCGTGGGATCCAACTAGTATAGAGTTTGATCAAAAAAAGTATTGGAGAGGACCTGTGTGGTGTATAATAAATTACCTATTGTGTCTTGGATTTACCAATATTCAAGAATACGAACTTGCAAAAAAGATTAAAACAACCACCATTGAGTTGATCGATACGAATGGGTTTTTCGAATATTTTGACCCCCTAAACGGAAAAGGATATGGTGGAAATAATTTTTCCTGGACCGCTGCGATGTATCTAGTATTAAAAAATGATAATCAATTACCTACTTGATTTTAAAAACAAAATTCTCGAAAAAATATTTATTATGTCAAGAAAGAACATGACGCTTGTTTTTGGATAATTTGGATATTTCACACATAATTTTGACAGTTGAACCATTTTTGACGTGTCGTAAGAAATATAAAGTGAAAACACAATAATCACCACGTATGAAATCATACGTCTCATTTGGGTGAAAGATGCCTCGCTAGAATAGGCAAACATATTAACAATTTCAAAAATGATGATTGCTACCAGAGCGACGAGTAAAGCGGGGTACATGAACGAGAACGTTTCTGAAAAAAAAGTAGGAAACAAATAAACAGCAATTGACATTGTTATGAATATGCAAGCTGTCAACATAATAGCTTCGTTAACATACTGGTTTGTTTCTTTCGACACTACTCGTGGTGTCAATATAAGGGACATCATAAAAATGAATGCTACCCAAAGTATATGATTAGTTAGTACATTTGATGCCTTTGTATCAAACGTAGGTCGTGTGGAAATAAAGAAAATCAACGCCAACGATATGATGAATATTGGTAAAAACCAGGGAGCTATTTTTTTAAGCAATACAGAGTATCGTGTTTCGCCATTCAATACATGTTTATGAAAAAAATCTATTGTTATTCCTAATAAACATATACTAAGGGCTAAATACAAGTAATTATTAATCACGAAATGATTACACGTAGGTTTGCCATTCATAAACGAAAAGGAAGAAATCAGATATATAAGTAGGATAGAAATGATCAAAAGAATATACATAATGTCAGGGTTCATTATATATATTCGTGTATATATTTATTACTTCTTAAATATGTCATCATATATGAATTTTCCACTAGGAGTGTATGAAGAAATATCTTTGTAGTTCTTTTTAGTATCAGACGAGGAGTTTGATTTGGGTGCAAAATTCAAATCAGGTTGTTTCTCTTTCTTCTCAACTACATTACCATATCCATCTACTTCTACCCCCGTCTTCTTCTTTATTTCACTTCTCACATATGATGGAACCCAATGATTCCAGGAAACAAATAATACATTTGGGTGATTGTACCTTACAATAAAACCATTTTCTTCTAATTCATGTACCAAAAATTCAATACAAGCAATATGATCGTAATAGGGAATTCCTAAAATCACTTCTGGTACGGTAAACCAACAACATGGACTATTTCTAGTAATTCTGTTTGTCGTTTTTATTTTTTGATGGACACGTCCCAGAATTTTCTTAAACACATTTAATTTGGCTAAATCCTTTTTTTGTTTACTCTCATATAGCTCATCCATATTTATCTTTGTATGCACATCTTCATCATCATCATCATTGGGTCGAATATTGAATATGTTGGACATAACTATTTTGGATGAAGAAAATAAATACATATTTTTTCTGTAATTACCGTTCTTATTCATAAGTTCAATCTAAACATTTAATATAAATGCATATATAATGATCAAGCATTTAGTTCTATCAGGTGGAGGACAGACATTTTTTGATTATATTGGTATCTTCTCTGTGCTACTAGAAAATACGTATTTTGATATGAATGAAATTAAAACCATATATGCAACTTCATCTGGTGCTATTATAAGTGTCATGTTAGCTCTGAAGTATGAATGGACAGATATTGAGGATTATATCATTCGTTGTCCGTGGGAAACGAAGTTAAAAGTAGGGGTGAAACAAGTGTTTCAAGTTCTTGAAAATAACGGAATTTATGATGAGAAATTATTTACCACCATTTTCAAACCTCTACTAAGTGGTAAGGGGTTGTCAGTAGATGTGACTATGAAAGAATTATATACATATTCAAATATAGATTTACATGTATATACATTTGAGTTAAACGAATTTCATACAGTTGACATCTCACACAATACACATCCAGACATAAAAGTGTTGGATGCAATTCGCATGTCTTCCTCCATACCTCTACTGATAAAACCTATATGCGAAAACGAACTATGTTATATTGATGGAGGGGTCCAGGCCAACTATCCACTTCATTATTGTCTAGATAATGAAAAATGTGATGAAGTAGAAATACTTGGATTTAAAAATTCTGCCGTTAATTTAAAAAAAATAGACAATACCAGTAATATAACCGATTATTTGAATGTGATTTTGCGACGATGCTTTAAGGCTATATCCGCGACAAATAATAATGTTCAAATAAGTAATGAACTGTTATTGAATACACAAGGTGTTTCTTTTGAAATTTTAATGGACGCGTTATGTGACTTGAACGAACGTACATCTTTGGTGAATAATGGCAAAGATATTGCACAAGAATATATACTCGCCAAGGGTATAAAAAATGAGAGCAACAATGACAAAAATTAAGTCATTTTGTTGGTCTAAACATTTTCGTTAATGAATTGCTCTAAATTTTCATAGGTCGTACTTTTATTGAACTCTGCAAGTATTCTGTTGTCTGCATCTGCAATGACTATTGTAGGATACCCCTCGATCTTGAATTTATCACTGTCCTTTGTAAATTGGTTCAATATAGTTTCTACGCTTTTGTTATCGAAATCAGGAGAGGTGTAGTTTTCGTCTGTGCTATCTAGAGAAATGACATTCACTACTTTACCATTAACAGACACGCCATTGTAACTGTTTTCTATTTTCTTCCATACGGGCATGGCTGTTTTACAATAAGGACACCAATTGACGTGAAACATGATTAATTTTACGCCCTTAGTATTACTATATCCCTCCATATCCCTTTTGCGAGAGTTCATGTAACCTCTCATTAAAAAAAGTATGATTGCAATAGCGATACATGCTACAGTAGTAATAATGATGGGAAATTTATATTTCATTACTGTTTTTAGTATTTGCATTATATATTGTCAATATTTTTATTTTGCCTCAACAGCTCATTTTACCTTGTCACAAGTATATTTAAACACATATTTAAAGATATAATTCATATGTATAGTAATGCTATTTTACGATAAGGCTGGTAAGTTAATACAAATAAACAAACTAGATCATATCAATGATAAATTGTATTACACGAAAATTATGCGTAGTAAAATACAAATTCAGTCCGATATCACACAAACTACAGATTACCCAATCGTGGACAAAATTGTGAAATTGATTTAAATGGAACAATTGTTTTTCTTGTCTTATATATAATGGTCCATGAGTCTGCTAAATTAAAGAAAAGAAAACAAGCAATTAGAAACAAATCAAAAAAAAATAGTACAACCAAAAAGCGAAAGGGCGATGACACCATATTTACGAAAATAGAATATGCAAGTGGAGATGGTATGTTAACCAGCGTTTGGGGACCAAGTATGTGGCATTCGCTACACACAATAAGTTTTAATTATCCTGTGTATCCTAACCGAACCCAAAAGAAATATTATAAACGTTTTATGGAGACATTGAAATACACATTGCCTTGTCGACATTGTAGAGAGAATTTTACAATAAATTTGAAAAAACGACCAATTACAATGCGAGTAATGAAAGACAGAGAAAGTTTTTCTCGCTACGTCTATGAGTTGCATGAAAACATTAATCACTTATTGAATAAAACATCTGGATTGTCATATGAACAGGTACGAGAAAGATATGAACATTTTCGTGCAAGATGTGCAAAAACCATTCCTATCGCCAGAAAAACAAGAAAGAAACATAAAGGGTGCACAATACCATTACACAAATTCAAAAGTAAGGGGATCATCAAAATAGTACCTAGTGAAACAAAATGTAATTCAATTGAAATCGATGAGAAATGTAATATAGTAAATTTTAATGATACATAAAGTAAACCTACCCGATTTTGCGTGTAATATCTTTTACATAATAGTTGTATAAGAGCCATCTATGTAATACACTTTTTTATATCCTAGTTTAGAAATTACTTCACTTGCATACCTAGCACGTTGTCCGGAATTACAGTAAACCAGAATGCCTTCATTGATAAATATGCTTGCGTTTTGTAACGACTTTTTAGAAATATCCGTCACTGGAATATGAGAGGCCAAAGAATGATGGCCTAATTTCCATTCCATTTCGGTTCGTACATCAATGATGTGAGTAATTACACCTCTTCTTATGTAGTCTTTTGCTTTGTCTGAAGTAAGTACATGTACACCAGAGAGGCTATAGTACTTTGAACCTGCGTAGAGAGCATATATCACACTGGCGATGCCTGTATATACATAAAAAACCTTGTTGTCCATATAATATACGTAAACACTTTTATGTTACATATATTATCTAAATTATGCAAATGTAGAAAAATTATTTAAAATTGGCATGGGTTCCTGATTAATAGAGTTGTCACCCAAATACATACCTACTTTGCCTTCGGTCTGTAGAGAATTTCCTCTAGGACCTCTTATTGTGTTTTGCGTTTCATTTGACTTTACATATTGTTTCCCATTGTTTACCATAGAGGATTGTTGTTGACGACTTGGTCCTTGCTGTTGTTGCTGTTGTTGACTTTGTGCTTGCTGTTGTTGACTTTGTGCTTGCTGTTGTTGACTTTGTGCTTGCTGTTGTTGCTGTTGTTGACTTTGTGCTTGCTTCTTTTGGGATTGACTTTGATTATTAGCGGATGAGCTAGCATTTGTATTCGTGTAATCATCATCTTCTTCGTCTGTATCTGCGTCTTCATATTTTTTATTCACTTTGGCACATGACGTAACAGAGGGACATGCAGGACACACTGGTGGAACTATTTGGGATTTTCTAATAAAATCATCTGCTTCATCCTCTTCATCATCCTCTTCATCCTCCTCTTCCTCATCCTCTTCATCTTCCTCCTCATCACTATCCTCATCTTTCTCTTCACTCACCTTATCACTTTTTTTTGTATGTATGCTATCTGTGACGATCTTTAAGTTGCCATCAGGAGTTCTGACAATATCTACAGAATTTCCATCTGGTCCATAGAACGTGTTAATACTAGTATCATCAACCACCATATTAGTTTGGAAATTAATAATCGCTTTTGTTCCATCAGAATTGCGACGGATTGTCACACTTCCAGTATTACCATAGTAGGTAATTACTTTCTTTTGATTTGGTCCTACTTGATCAATTGAATTTTCATCTACTACAGCATACTTTCCGTTATCTGTTTTGTATATGGTGATGGTTTGTTTTTTAGCACCATAAAGAATATGTTGCCTTGTACTGTATGATTTATAGTTGGGTTTCACAGCTACAATGACCCTGTCTCCGTTATCAGCTGTTTTTACTTTCACAGTTCCAAATTCACCGTGAAACAGTTGATCATCGCTATCATTACCATCGTCTAAAGTGGCCATACTTTCTACTTTAGGATAAAACATGAATACAACTAATAAATACACTAATATAATTGCTAGAAGAACCAATAATTTATTCATCATTATTATATATAAAACACATAAAAAAAGATGCAGTTATTTTTAAAATTGAATTATATAAAATATTTAAATGGAAGTCATAAATACAGTTATGACACTAAACCAATGCTACTGTAATGATGAAAATACCATAGAAATTGGAATAGATGAGGCAGGAAGAGGACCCTTATTCGGAAGGGTCTACTCTGCCGCAGTAATACTTCCTAAAGATAATTTCGATTTTAGTCAAATGAAAGACAGTAAAAAGTTTCACTCGAAGAAGAAAATAAACAAGGTGGCTCAATATATAAAGGACAACGCTATTTCTTGGAGTGTCAGTTATGAAGATGAGAAAACAATTGATCGTATCAATATTTTAAAAGCAACTCAATGGAGTATGCATAAAAATTTAAATAACATATTCGACAAGAATTTCACGGTAGATAGTAAATATTTATTACTAGTCGATGGAAACTATTTTATCCCATATACAAGAATAGTAGAGGATGATATCAAGAAAATTAACCATATTTGTATAGAATCTGGTGATAATTTGTATGCTTCAATTGCAGCAGCGTCTATTCTGGCAAAAGTAGAAAGAGATAAGTACATAGATGAATTGTGTAACCTGAACCCAGAACTAAAAGAGCGATATAGTATCCACACAAACAAAGGGTATGGTGCACAGAAACATATAGAAGGAATTAAAGAACATGGTATAAGTGAATGGCATCGTAAAACATTCGGAATATGTAAAAATTATTAAGGTAGTGCATAAATAAAGATATAATACGTTGTATTTTTTTATAATTTTACAAGGGTTATAATAACCAGTATGGATACTCATGTATTGAATGCGTTGCTAATTATGCAAAATAAAATCAAAACATCCGAACAATCCATGGACGAGCTTCATAAAACCGCAGACGAATTGGCGAAATCTATAAGAGAAGAAATAAATTTTTTAAATTCCAAGTATGAAAAAATGCGAGATGAAAATATGAAATTGAAAGGCGAAATTATTGAGCTACAGGCGAGATGTTGCGACCAGGATGAATCTAGCGCCTGTATATTGTGTTTTGAGCAAAGAAGAAATGTTTTATTTCGACCCTGTAACCATCTGTTGATTTGCGATAACTGCTCTGGAAAAACTAGTTTTCACGAATGTATTGTTTGTAAACATCCTATTGACTCCTATGAATATGCGTATTTATGAGATGGCTTCAGTAATCGTTTCATATGTTACATTAGCTTTCATATCTTCCCCCATATCTTCGAAACTAGATACATCAAACATATATATACCTTTTTCAATACTGTACTTGATTATTTTTTGAATTTCATATTTATTTTTTTCACTTTGATGTAGATGCAAAGAAATTTTTTTCCTGTCTATAAAGTGCACCAAAACATCTATCATGTGTTTAAAACTGAGATAATCCATCTCTCCTACTGTATCTGATAAACAAAACTCAGTTATATTGTTGAATTGTGAATAGTAATATATTTCTTTGATTACAGTATAAGGCGTAATGCGTCCAACGATTGGACACTTATGTATACAAGAAATATATAATTTTATATTTTTACCATAATATGTACTTAACATTTGTTTCATTTCTTTTTTTGTCTCTTTCAATGTTTTGTTGACATTATTGAATTGAAATATATCTGAGGTAGATGTAACTAAAGCTATATTATGTACATCACTTTTCACAGCAAGGTCCAAGCTCTTTTTATTTGGAATTAACATGTAAAAGTCGTTTTTATCGTAATGCTCTATTGCGTATTTGTATAGTTCTATAGAACCTTCCATCTGTGGAACTCTTTTAGGAGAAACTATAGAGCCTATTTCAATCTTTTGTGGATTTCTTTTTGACACTATATAATCTAAAATATTTATTTTCGTTTGTAAATTAAATGTTTTTGGGAAACTTTGAAGACCATCACGTAACGTAACATCGCAGTACTGTAATCCTGGTATATGTTTTCGTGACATTTGCTTAATACCGTGAAAGGAACTATTTGCTAATTGAGACATATTATTCGTGTTATCAAATATCAACAAAATAATTATCAATTTTTTACAGATAAAAATATTCTTTTTCTTATTAATTTATAATAGAGAATGTCTTTAGCAACATATGCGGCACCATTCAATGAAGAAAATAAATTTATAAAAAATATTCCCAAAGTAAAAAGTAAACGTGTCGCCAACCTACTTCATAAAATTCATGACTCTTTTGATGATGATAATTTAGCCGATTTCACCCCACCACCCATTCCAACATCCTCGGGCGTTCAAAAAACAATCGAGAGGGAAGGATCTCCTAGTACCGGCACGAAACCGTTACCGGAATATACCGAATTTTACAACTCGAAGATTGAAAGTTTTCAACCCTTCTTTGCAGAACATAGTAAACAAGGAAGCACCGAGGGAGGAGATGACATTAGCAAGAAGTTGAATGATATTATCAAGTTACTAGAACAACAACAAGAAAGCAAGACTGAAAGTGTAACAGAAGAAATTATATTGTATTCATTTTTTGGTATATTTATCATATACTTGGTAGATTCTTTTAAACGTGTAGGCAAGTATACACGTTGATCGAATGATGGGAAAATAAATTTATTATAATTTTATTGAATACTCAGTTCTAATAAAATTATAAATCTAATAGATTTTTTTTAAGAGTGTAGGCAAGTATACACATTTGATAACCCCAAAATACAAAGATTGTATTATTTTGTTGTTACAAATTTACTACATAGTCAGTACAAAATTATAGAGGTACCTCTCCATGTATGGTGCGATCGCCAAATTTAAATTCAAAACGAACCTTTCTGTCTACTATTACATAAATTATTTCAAATACGTCACAATTATTAATATGTAATTCACTTGAATTATTTGGATGAATATCGAGTAAATATTTGTACAGAGCATGCATGAAACCGGAATGAGTAACAGCTATCACGTTGCTTTGAAAACTATTAAATACGTAATATAAAAATGATTTCGCGCGCTCTTGAACATCTTCTATACTTTCTGCACCAGGAATACTGGCATTTTCGTTTTGTCTCCATTCTGTATAAAGTGCAGGGTATTTCTCTTTGATTTCATCATGTGTGAGACCTTCAAATATTCCATATTGTCGCTCGCGCAATAATTGGTTTGAATGAATTGATATGCAGTCCTGCTTGTAATTATTGTGAATAATGATATCAAGTGTCTTGCTAGCACGTAATAGTCCGCTATGAATTCCACACTCGGGTACATCACACTCCAAATTTACACCACCTGCCTGTTCTATTCCTTTAGAGTTGAGAGGTATATCCGTACTTCCTTGTACACGATTTGCTAGATTATAATCAGTTTGTCCATGTCGAATGAGAAGAATTCTCATGCCTATATATATGTATTCTACAAACAAAAGAATATATACATCTGAACACAAAGAAAATAACCATATTGTAGAAAGAAAATATACCTTTCATATATAATGAATAGCTGGTACAAAAATTTAAATAAAGCACCATGGAGCCCACCAAATTATGTATTTGGGATTGTATGGCCAATTTTATATGTATTTATGTTCATCTCGATTATATTAGTATATTTTGATAAACAATGCTTTCCATATTGTTCACCCGTTACATTCTTTTTCTTACAATTAATTTTGAATCTTTCTTGGACAACCATATTTTTCAAATATAGACAATTATATATGGCATTGATTGTCATCATATCAATAATTATATTGACAGTTTATACAATACTCGCTTTCTACCCTATCAATAAAATAGCCAGTTATCTACTAATTCCATACACTTTATGGTTATGTCTCGCGTTCAGTTTAAATATGTATCTCATTTTTTACAATTGATGATTTAGTTTACAAATTAATTTACAATATAAATTAATTTTAAATAAGAATTGTTCTAACATTATGAATATGCAGAACAGCTTTCTTCATCATTATTAATTGAAACCTGGTTCACAGGTGGTAAATCCATATCATTCATTTCAGTATATTTGAAATAATCATTCGTCATTTGCAACCCGCTATTATTGCAGTGGGTATGCTCATCGCTCCTTATTTTCATGTTTTCGATACAAGTATTTTCAATATTCTTTATCATCAATCCTCTGCTAAAATTGTCGTTCACTTTTCCTCGAAGCATCGTCTTCAATATAGAAAAACTCATTTTTGTTAATGCATTAAGAGGTTGATGATCGTGTTCTTTCGAAATAAGATTCACCTGTCCCATACTTTCTACACCGTATTTTTCCATAATTTCGATGAGAATTTTCATTTCTACACCATATCCACTATTGAAAGATATATTTTTTAATACATTGGTATACCCGCTATATTCACCACTTAAAGGCTGAATGAAACCAGATAAATCAGGGTACAATAAGTTTATCAGCGGGCGAGCGCATATTTCTGTGACTCGTCCTCCGTCATTTGTTTTTTTGGTAGTTTGTAAAGAATACTTTCGGTCATAAAACCCTTTTACATATTTAATATCCTCCGTTGTTAGTAAAGGTCCTAATAAACCGATCACGTATTTTTCATTGAAATTTTTCAAATCACTATCTATGTATACCACTATATCGCATTTGGTAGAATACAGTCCTTTCCATAATTGATTTCCTTTGCCTTTGCTCGTTTTAACACCATTTAAAATATCCTTTTCGTGGAGAAACCGAATGTTGTCCCCAAATGACTCACATATCTTTATAGTTCCATCTTTTGACCCTCCGTCAATCACTATAATTTCGTCAAGTAGAGAGATTTTTAATTTCAGTCTTTGAATTAAAACATTTAGAATATTGCCTATAGTCTTTTCCTCTTCTAATGTTGGAATTATGACAGAAATAGAAACATTCTTTTTGATTTTTTTATCCAATAAATCTTGATAATCTTCAAAATCCTCGACGTCAAAAGTGTTTGTGGATACCCATGAATCAGCTGATATGAATTCCATTATACTATACAATATTTAAATTCTATGAATTTAGTTTATTTAAATATATATAAAATCTCTCAACACATTATGAGCGACCACATTAACGACTTTCGAGACACGACAGACTTCAAAAAGCTCACCATATCAAATTATAAAAAAACTGATGTGATTAAAGAATTCATTAAATCCCTAAAAGAGACAAAACACGAATCTGCATGTTACTGGTCTGCAGAATTGATTAGTAGCGGGAATTTTATTGAGCTATGGGAAACAATCATTCTGTATATGAGTAAATTTATACATATAGGTAATCCTAAACTTCCTATTTATATTGATAGTTGTATCGACATATTCAAATCTATCATCACGAATGAGCAAGTTAATGATGAACTCAATTTGAGAAACAATACATCGATTAGAAAATTATTCGCAGAAATCTCCATCACATTAGTAGATTCTAGTAGGAAGCATTCATTTGCCGACCCAATGAAAATATCCCCACAAGATTTCGATGTGTCCACGATCGGTAGTAAATTAAAAGCCCCTCACATCAATTATATAAAACAATTGTTTCGTGAAGGAGACACAAAAGAGGTATATATAGCTTTGAATGAATTTTATTTCAATATTATAGACGCTAAAGATAGTATCATGGCATGTTATTGGATTGAATGGATTCTAGAATTTGATGTGCTCATGCGGAAACATAAGAAAAAAAACCTATGCGAAAGAAGACAATATGTACCAGTCGCACAAGATGAACAAATAAATATGATATGGATGATATGGGATGTATTTTTTGACCTTGCAAAATCCCCAATACAAAAAAAGATTATGCAGGCACTTCTCAATATTTTTTGCTTGAAATTTTCAAAAGGAATACCCAAAAAGAGAAAGTATATCTTGTATTTTGCCGTTGCTCTGTTCACGGAAAATATTAATTACAATGTACCTCTAATAAAAAATTCCGATTATATTACCAAAGTAAAAGACAATATCCACCTGATATATCGTGAAATTAAAAAAAATGAGATACCTCCAAAGACCGATTACTTACTCGCGAGTGTCAAAACAAGTAAGGAGAAAAGTGTCGAAAAAATGAAAATATTAGAGAAGGTGAAATTTTGATATTCTGTCATTATTCCATATCCGTCATCACATAAACATTATAATAATACCGTTTTTGCTACCTTTGATATTATCTTCTTGTCTTCACGCGGGTCCTTCAATACTTCAGATACCGTTTTAATATACTCCTCGGGATTATCTTCCATACATGGCATCGCTTCAATACTCTTTTTTGTCAATTTATCTAAGGCATTTTTCAATTTGGGTTTACCAAATTCCTCCATTTCCCATTTATCTTCATCTTTCACATATATTGTCTCCGTTTTTACATCACTACAATGCACTGGTCTCTTGAATACATCCAACGCATTGAGTTTATCTATCAGTATATTAGACATTCCATTTGTCTGGCCTTCTTTACTAATCTTAGCCATGTCCTCTAATGTTAATTGTATCGACTCAATAAATTCACTCATATTCATTGCATCTTTACACTGTTCATTTAAAAACATATTAATGTTGATTATATTTGTATTATTATTTGTCGTATTATTTGGCTGCATTTTTGGAATGATTTCCACCATCATACCTTTTAATTCTGAAAACATTTCTGTTCTCAACTTTTTGTTTTCATCGACCATCGCCATAAACATGTCCTTATATTTTAAATCTGGAATAGCGCCCTCCGTCTCTTTATTATCATTCATGGGTATACATCTGTTTTGTGTTAAATGTTTCCATAAACCAGACTGTGATAAATACTGCTTTTCACACACTTCGCATGTAAATATTTGTTTTTGGCATTTTTTTTTAATTCCAATTAATTCCATGTTATGCTTACGTGTCAATAAATGTTTAGTGTAATTACTTTTTTTACTGCATCTAAAGTCACATTTTTCACAATGAAAATTGTCGGCATTTTTTGGCATTTTTTTCAATTCCATTTCCTATATTATGGAATTAAAAAAAAATGCCTAAATTGTTTTCATCAAAATTTGAAAAAAAGTTATGCTCACAACTTGAAAATTTAAAATCGGAAATAAGAGCATTATGCTCTCAACCACTTTTTTTGAAATTTTTGAAAATTCTATTTCTCTGAAAATAAAAAAAAACGATGGTTTGATCAATATTTTTGAATGAAGAATTTTCAAAAAAAATAAAAAAAGTATACAAATTTATAAAACAAGATTTTTATAGAATGATGCATTATTATTATGACGTTATTACATCAGATGATGTATCCGCTTTGATTAATGAGGACAGCGTAGTGTTGATATCTTTATTTTTATGGGTTATATCGATTTTGAAGTTCATATACATATAGCATCGTAAACAAACGATGAGGTCATTGTACGCGTCATGCAGATTTTGCAAATCTACGCCAAATAAATGCTTATGTAATTCTTCCAGCGTAGGCCATTTGAAATATTTACCGCGTGCATTCACTTTCAGGATTTTGCATACATTTGTTCCATTTCGCATAGTGCAGAAGGCGCTATTTTCTTTCATGTTGTAATATTCAAAAGGAATATCATACCGTCTACACTCATAGTTAATGATGTTGATATCATACTCAATATTATGTGCAACGATAACATCACTCATTTTCAGTTGTTCGTTAAACTTGCACAAAATATCTCGGATATCAACTCCCCTTTCATTCGAAATTTCCTTCGTAATATGATGGATTTCGATTGTTTTTTGTGGAATTTCAATGTTTTTGTCAAGCTTAATGATTTCATTAATGCTCGAAATAATCTGGTTGGTTTCAGTATCGT